CCTATTGGCAAGCCGTCACGCTAAACGAAGAAGGGGGTAATCGAATCATGGCTGAACCAAACAAAATGAGAATCACAAGGGGCGACGGGGGAACCGAAGTCCTGGTCACGGACGCGGAAGGCCAGGTTCATGACATAAGCGCGAAGTTCCGCGAAATTACGGGGACCACAACGCCAGGGGGCTTCCAGAATAACTTCAAGGCCCAAAACGACGGGACCGTGGTTGAAGTGGAATTCACGGCCGTTTCAAAGGAACTGAACTATACCCTGGAAGCGTCCACAGCGAAGCAACTTTGCGCCCTGGCGGACTGAAGCATGATTGAAGGTAATGTCATATATTGCGATTGTTGCGGAACCGAAAAGCTGGCCCAGGTCGTCGGCGATAACCTGGTAATCAAAGACCGCCGACACGGGGAAAAGCACGTCGCAATCGTGCCCTTGAAAACGATACTTGACATTATAGAAAACACGAAGGATAATGGTCGAAAGGACCAGGTCGCGGAAGCGGCCCACACTTAACAATAGAATACAGGCGGCATGACCGCCCACCGTTGGCCCCGACCAACCCCGACAGACGGAAGACCGTCCTTCGGGGTTGTTTTGTTTTCCGACCTGGTCGGGGGTCAAAGGAAATGGAGTGCCCGAATTGTCACAACGAAATGAAACTGAACCAGGAACTATCCCGCGTAATGGGGAACCAGTCCTTCCAGGATTGCCCCGTTTGCGGGCTTGTGGCGTTGTATTCGGGCGACCTAATTACGCAAGCCTGGCGTCCACCTGACGACGTTAAAAAGGGGGTTCCCAATGAGTCCATTTGGACCGTACGCTGACTTTAACGAATGCGTTTTGAAGAACGCTGACAAGTCCAGCCCCGAAGGCTTTTGCGCCTGGTTACATAAAAAGATATTGGGGACCTGGCCGTCGGGTATGTCGGCTTCGAAGTTCCCCGAATCCTGGTTGACCGCTTACGACAATGCCCTGGTCGCACAGAAGCCCGAAAAGGAAGCTTTCGAATTGGCGGAAGCCGCGGCCCTGGAAGCGGGATTCGAAAAGGCGGCCTTCGGATATGTCAAGCAATACCAGGCCCCGAACATGAAGACCGTCAAAGGCGTTTACGTCTTCGCCCTGGGGACCTGGACCGATAGCGCGGGCAACGAACGCACCTGGTCGGGGGAAGACCTGGACAACATGGTCCTGGCGTTCAAGGCGGGGGTTCCCGTCATGGTCCCCGTCAAATGCGGACATACGTCCGACGAATTCAATCGTAAAATAGCCGAAGCCCTGGGGGTCCCCGTCGAAGTGGTCACGGGCGACAACGGCCAGGGTCAAATCATGGTTGGAAATATAATTGCCCTTGAACGGAAGGGCGACTGGAACGTCGCCACTTTCGGAAACATACCTGAACCGATAGCGGACTTAATCGAAGGCGGTCAATACGCGAACGTATCCGTCGAGATTGAAGACGAAATCGGGGAATACGGTCCCGTCATAACGGGCGTCGCTTTGCTAGGCGCGGAAGAGCCCGCCGTCGAAGGGGCGACCCTGGAAAAGGCCCTGGTATTCGGCGGGGCCCGCAAAGGCGCGCGGGTATATTCGTTCAAATTGGGCGAACAATTACCCGACCCCGCGACCCTTCGTTCGGAGTTCGACGAAATCAAAAGCAAGGTCGCGGACGTTATCAAGGGGAAGAAAGGCGCGCCGCTATTCAGGGCATTGTTCGGGAACATAACCGAACTATTCGAACGCATGGTCAACGGGAATCATTCCGCTGACCAGGGGGACGCCAACGCGAACCCCGAAGGAACCAAAGAAAAAGAAGGGGGTACTTATCAAATGGAACTGAAGGTAATCGCCGAACTATTGGGCCTGGGCGAAGAAGCGACCGAAGAAGAAGTCATGGCCGCCTTGAAGGCTTTGATTGACAAAGCCGCCGCCGCCGAAGTTCCGCCTGAAGAAATGGAAGGGGAACTGGCGAAGGAACTTCAAAAGGCGAACGATAAAATCGCCGACCTGACAAAGCGACTGGACGGCCAAACCGCCCTTTCCGCCTGGAAGGAAAAGACAGCGAAATTCACGTCTATTCCAGGAACCCCGACCGAACACGCGGTCAAGCTGGCCGACATAGAATCAAAGGCTGGCAAGGAAGCCGCCGACGACCAGTTCGCCGCCCTGGAAGCCGCGAACAACCTAGCCACTGAAGCGGGGAAGGTAATCGGAACAACCCGAAGCGCGGGCCCGACGGACTTCGACAACGAAGTTCAAAAATACATGGACGCGCACACGGAAGCGACGAAGGTCCAGGCCATTGAAGCCGTTTCCAAATCACACCCCGACCTATACTTCGCAAGGCGGGAAACCTGGAATCAATAGGCTTAGACTGGTCGAAAGTAAAATCTGAAAAGGGGGAATAATTCAATGGGAATGGGATACAACGAAAAGCTTATCTGGACCGAATCCATGAAGTCTGGCGACGACTTTTCGTCAAAGCAATATTACGGTTGTAAAATGGAAAGCGACGGGGTCGTTGCTTTGACAACCAATGACGCCGACATACCCGTCGGCCTGATAGTCAATGACCCCGAAGACGGGGAAGACGCGCAAGTCCTGATTGTTGGCCGCGCGCCCGCCGTCGTATCGGAAGCAATAGACGAAGGGGAAAAGGTCCGAATCGCCAGCGGCGGGAAAGTCGCGCTTTGGGAAACCACGGACACGACTTGCCATTGTGTCGGAATGTGCGTCAAGGCCGCCGAAAACGACGGCGAAATGGGCGTCTTCCTGTTCAATTTCCCGTCCGCAATAGACACGGCATAAACGCCGCCAGTAGTAAACTAAATTGAAAAGGGGGAAATTCTAAAATGAAACGCTTCTTCGGAAATCCGACTTCGGGCGACGTTCATATTGATTCGGCCTTGTCGGAAATCGCAATCGCTTATAAAAACAAATCGTTCATAGCCGACCAGGTATTCCCGCTTGTCACGGTTGAAAAGCAATCCGACAAGTATTACGTTTGGGACAAGGGGTCCTGGTTGACCAACCAGGTTGAAGTTCGCACACCTGGTGACCTATATCCTGAAGGCCGCATGAAGCTTTCAAACGACGAATACTTCGCTGACATCTTCCACCTGGGCTACGCGATACCCTGGGAAAAGAAGAAGAACGCCGACGCCGCAATCAACCTGGAACGGTCGGGCACGAATTGGCTGGCGCACCAATTCGCATTGAACCGCGAAATCCAAATCGCCGCCGATATATTCGTGACCGCCGTATGGGACACGAACCCCGACGTCGGGGCCGACTTCGTCGCCTGGGACGACGAAGACAACGCGAACCCGCCTGAAGACATAGACGGATACAAAGACACGGTCCTTCAGAATACGGGAATCGAACCGAATACCCTGGTAATCGGGAAGCAAGTATTCAGCAAGCTTCGCCGAAATCCCGTCCTTCTGGATATGTTCAAATACACGGGCCGCGGCATTCTGAACGAACAGCAAGTCGCCGAAGCCCTGGACATTGAACGCCTGATAATTGGGAAGGCCGTTCAGCGGACTTCCCTGGAAGGGGCCGCCGCCGCAACCCAGGCTTTTGTTTGGGGGAAGAACGCGCTTCTTCTGTACGTCGCACCCGCGCCAGCCATTGACGAACCTTCCGCGGGATATACCTTCGTCTGGGACCTGGACGGAAGCGGCTTCACAACCGCCATAATCCCGACGGTCCAGGAAGAACGGGACCGCGATTTCCTGAAGGGGAAACACGCCTTCGATTACAAGATAACTGGTTCCGACCTGGGCGTCTTCCTGGAAGACGTCATAAGCTAGACATAAGAAGTCAAATCGGCGGGCCCTGATAAACGGGGCCCGACCGAAATCGAATTGAAAAGGAGTAATTCGAAATGACGGTACTATACAAAGGACGGCACGTTTTCGAACGCCTGGCCGCCCTATCAACTGAAGGAATCCTGGCGGGATACGCACAAAACCCGCTGGCGACCCATTATTACGTTGACGACCAAAACGGCAACGACAAGCTTTCGGGATTGTCCCCCAACGTGGCGAAGCTGACACTTCAGGCCGCGATTGACCTTTGTACCGACTGGAAAGGCGACGTCATTCACGTTACCAGGGGAACCCAAACCGTCACCACGCCCGTCTTATTCAATAAGAAGGGTATTATGGTCATAGCCGATATATTGGGGAATCCTGGGGCAATGGGCGAAGCTCATGTGATATACGGGTCCCACACAGACGGACCAGCGGCGCAAGTCCTGGCCCCTTGTGTCCTGGTCGGCCTGGGCTTTTGCGGGTCACAGACCGCGGGGGCTTCCCTTGAACTGGCGTACGAAGGAACGGAATCCTGGGAAGGCGCGTTTTCACTTCTGAAGGCTTGTCGCTTTTCCCATTGGGGAATCGCGAAGGCATACGCGCTATTAGTCAAAGGAACGGGCGACAATAGGGTTGAAGACTGTATGTTCGACGGCCTTTGGACTGGATACACGACTTCGGCCATATACGCCCAAATGAACGAAAGCGCGGCCGTTTGGAACCTGACCCTTGAAGGGAACCGATTCTATAATATCGGTTCGGGAAAGTATTGTATTCAAGTCAAGGCCGTTGCGAGTACCCTTCGCCAATGCCTTATCAAGGAAAACTACAATATCGGACCCGTGGCCACCAGGGCGAAGTTCTTCGCTTCGGGCGCGGTAGCTGGCGACGGGCTTATTGCTGACAACTACACGGGCCAGGCGACCGATACCGATTCGTACGACCGAACCGTCGCACAGCTTGAAACGCATGGCTACGCCGTATCGAACAATCATTATCTTGAATAATCCTGACCGAACGAAATTGAAGGGGGCAAGGATATGCCATTGACAAATATACCAAAAGGATTCAAGGTCCCGAAGGCGGACAAGGCCGAATCAATCGCCCCAATACCCGCCCCGATTGCTGACGCAATCGCCGCGGCAAGGGCCGCGAAGAAGTAAGGGACCACGACCAGGGGCCCCAGGACGCAAATCCTGGGCCCCTGGAAGGTAACTGAATATAATCGGTTACTGGCCCCCAGGGGGCCGTCCTGAATTAAAATGTAGGGGGTAACAACATCATGGCAAGTGGAGAAGACACAACGCGCGACAATCGCAACGCGCGACAAATCACACGGAAAGCCCTTCCCCTTGAAAAGGCCAACCAACACAAAGAAACCGTCCTGGCGAATACTGACTTCCTGGAAGCGAACCTGACCCCTTCCGACTTCCCCGTCCTTTTCCGTGTTCAAGTCATGCTTCCGTCGGCGGGCAAGTTTACCGCCATTATTTCCGACGGAACCGACGAATTGGCTTGCCACCTGAACGGCGGGTCGAACCTGGTCGCAAGTTCCTTGTATATCTTCGACGTCCTGGTCCATGAAGACGACGAAGTCAACTTCCAGTCGGACCAAAACCAAACGGGATACTTGCTTCGGGTCCAGGAAATAACCTGGGGGGTCCAGTAGAATGACCGTTGAAGTAATGACCGTCACGGTCAACGTGAATCATAGGCAAGCTATGTCGCCGAATCATCAAAACGGGTCCTTCGTCGGCGACGATACCGACGACCACGATTTCATATTCAGGGGCCAGGGGAAAACG